GAGAATCATATTATTCCTTTGAATGGAAAATTAGTTTCAGGACTACATATACTTGCAAATTTACAAGTTTTACCAGTTCATGAAAATCGCAGCAAACAAAACAAGTACGCTATTAATTAGCGCAAACAAGGAGTAATATATGGCTGACGATAAAGAAACAGAAATAGTATTTGAATATCCAGATGATATGGACATACCAGATACTACAGGTAATAAAGTATCTGATGAAAAAGAAGTTGATTTAGAACCAAAACCAATAGAGCCAAATGAAACAACAAAAGCTGCTATTAAAGAAACAACACAAGAAGATTTTGATCTTGAGATAGAAGATGATACACCTGCGCAAGATAGAGGTCGTGAACCTTTACCTAAAGAGGTAGTAGAAGAACTAGAAAAAGATACGCTAGATGATTATTCAGAAAGAGTTAAGCAACGTTTAGCTCAAATGAAAAAAGTATGGCATGACGAAAGACGTGCTAAAGAAGCAGCTGATAGAGAAAAAGACGAAGCAATTCGATATGCTCAACAAATTGCACAAGAGAACAAAAAACTTAAATCTACTTTAAGTTCAGGTGAAGAAGAGTATATTAAAGCTGTTAGTAGTTCTCTAGACCAACAACTTAAAATGGCGCAACGTGACTATAGAGAAGCCTATGATTCAGGTGATACTGATAAAATTATAGATGCTCAAACTCGTATGAACGATGCACAATTAAGATTGTCTCAAGTTCAAAATTATGCACCTCAATATAAAAATACTTTACAAGAGGAACAAAATGAGGTATATATACCACAAAACCAACCTCAAGTAGCAAAACCAGATTCTAAAGCGCTAAATTGGCAAAATAAGAATACTTGGTTTGGTAAAGATGAGGAAATGACAAGCCTTGCATTAGGTTTGCATGAAAAATTAGTTAGGAGTGGAATAGATCCCACCTCTGATGAATACTACCGTCGTATTGATAGTACGATGCAAAAACGATTCCCAGAACACTTTGGGGATGCAACGCTGGACGAGGATACACCCGCCCCGCGCACAAAACCTTCGACTGTAGTTGCTCCGGCAACGCGTAGCACCGCGCCAAAAAAAGTGCGTCTGACGAAGACACAAGTAGCGTTAGCCAAGAAATTTGGGTTAACACCGGAACAATATGCAAGAGAAACTTTAAAATTGGAGAGAACAAATGGATAATACAAGATTAGATCGTGAACAAGATACAAGAAACGAATTTCAAAGAGCTGATAGTTGGCAACCTGCATCATTACTACCAGAATTTAAGAAGGTACCTGGTTGGTCATATCGCTGGATTCGTACTAGTGTAATGAACGAAGCTGATAATCTAAATGTTTCTTCAAAAATGCGTGAAGGATGGGAACCCGTTAAATTAGCGGACCACCCTGAAATGAAACTCATGGTAGATCAAAATTCTCGTTTCAAAGATGGAATTGAGATTGGTGGTTTACTATTATGTAAGATCCCGGAGGAGTTTGTTAATCAACGTACTGCACATTATCAGAATAAAGCTCAGCAACAGTCTGACGCGGTGGATAACAGCTTCATGAAACAGAATGATCCTCGTATGCCTCTTTTTGCAGATAAAAAAGCTACGACTTCATTCGGTAAAGGTAAATAACAAAAGGAGACATTTATGTCAGCAACAGCAACCCCATACGGCTTAAAACCCGTAAATGAAATTGGCGGCCTACCATATGCTGGTAGCACACGTCAGATCAAGATTGCGTCCGGCTATGCTTCAAATATATTCTACGGTCAAGTAGTTTCTATTGTAGCTGCAGGTACAATCGAAGTAGTAACAACAGTTGGTTCAGCAGCATCACCGTTCCCAGCTGGTACAATCGGCGTTTTTGTAGGTTGCACTTACACAAACCCATCAACTAAGCAATTAACATTCTCACAATACTGGCCAACTGGTACAGTAGCGTCTGATGCTATGGCTTATGTTGTTGACGATTACAATACATTATTCCAAGTTCAAGCTGATGGCACACTAGCTCAGGCAACACTTGGCTCTAATGCGAATTTCGCAGCTGCTCAATCAACATCTACAGGTTCAACAACTACAGGCAATTCAACATCAGCAATTAGTGCTACTACAGCTGCTACTTCTGGTATTGCGTTCCGTATTGTAGATTTTGTTGACAGTACAACATCAACAGTTGGCGATGCGTATACTGACGTCTTGGTTAAATTTAACCCAGTCGCTCATTCATACAATAACCCAACAGGCATCTAAGGAGAATAACACATGGCAATTTCACGCGCACAGCTACTTAAAGAGCTATTACCAGGCCTTAATGCTTTGTTTGGTTTAGAGTACAAACGTTATGGCGAAGAACATAAAGAAATCTACGAAACAGAGACTTCAGAACGTTCTTTCGAAGAAGAAACAAAACTATCAGGCTTTGCAGCAGCACCTGTTAAAAACGAAGGCAATGCTATCGCTTATGACAATGCTCAAGAAGCTTGGACTGCACGATACAATCACCAAACTATCGCTCTTGGCTTCAGCTTAACTGAAGAAGCTGTAGAAGATAACTTGTATGATACATTATCAGCACGTTACACAAAGGCATTAGCAAGAGCTATGTCTTACACAAAACAAGTTAAGGCTGCAAACGTACTTAACAACGGTTTCACAAACTCAGCACAGTATTACGGTGGTGATGGTGTTCCATTGTTTGCTACTAACCATCCACTTGTTAACGGCGCTACAAACAGCAACACACAATCAACTCCATCAGACTTGAACGAAACTTCATTGGAAAATGCTGTTATTCAAATTGCTGCTTGGACTGATGAACGTGGTCTTTTGATCGCTGCTCAACCTCGTAAACTTATTGTTCCACCAGGTAATCAATTCGTTGCAACTCGCTTGCTCGATACTGAACTACGTGTTGGTACAACTGATAACGATATCAATGCGATTAAGAACAATGGTTCTATCCCAGAAGGTTACGCAATTAACCACTTCTTAACAGATCCAGATGCATACTTCTTAACAACTGATGTACCTAACGGCATGAAACACTTTGTTCGTACACCATTATCTACATCTATGGATGGCGATTTTGATACAGGCAATGTTCGTTACAAGGCTCGTGAGCGTTATTCATTTGGTTGGTCAGATCCTCTCGGTATGTGGGGTTCACAAGGCGCTTAATTGTTCCTTGCTAAGTAATACCAGATTAACCCAGTTTCGGCTGGGTTTTTCTTTGCCTGTAATTCATGATTTTCTGTAGGACTTTGTATAGCAAAAAGAGCAATATATGCATAGCTACGACGTAGCTTAGTAAAAATACAACACAAAAGGAGAACTACTATGTGGACAAAACCAGCTGCAACAGAAATGAGATTTGGCTTTGAAGTAACTATGTACGTAATGAACAAGTAATGGTTATCGTAACAGACTGCTATTAAACTAAGGGCCTTCGGGCCCTTTTTCACTAATAAATACTTGCTTTTATAGTTTTTTGTAGTATGATTCATTTATCCGGGTATATCCGGTTTATTAGACTGTCCCGGCAGACGCATACAAGACTAATAAACTTAACTTTGTATGAAGGAAAATTATTATGGCATTCGCTTCTCATTTAGGCCCATGGTTATTGGGTACTGTAAAAAACACTACTGGCACTACTGCTGGTACAATCCGCAACATGGGTGCAACTGAGGTTACTCAAACTGTTACACTTCCATTCGCATCAATCAATACATCATTAACAGGCACAGCATTTGTACTTCCAGCAGGTGCAATGATTACTTATTTTAAATTCTTTACTACAGAAACATTTAGTGGTGCTACAACAGTTAAATTAACTATTGGTGCTACTGATGTTACAGCAGCTACTACTGTTACTGGCCCTGCTGCTCCAGCTAACATGACTAGTGCAACTGCTTCTGATACAGTAACAAGTTTATTTGCTAACGTAGGTACAACAGACAAAATTATTACTTACACAGCTACAAAAGCAGCTACTTTAACTACTGGTTCTGTAACACTTCAAGTTACTTACACTGTCCGCGACTCTGACGGTTCAGCTAACCCAGCATCAGCTTAATTAGGAGGCTAATATGCGTCCAGTAACATTTAGCGTAACAGGGGTAGGTAATTCAAACGTAAATGCAACAGATCATTATGTTTCCCCTTTTAACGTTGCTTTAAGTGTGATTGTAACCGGTACTATTACTTACACTGTGCAATATACTTTTGATAATGTTTTTGCAAGTAACTTCAGTGCTGCGTCAGCTACTTGGACGGATCACCCGAGTTTAACATCACAAACTACAACAAAAGATTCAAATATTGCGTATCCAGTACAAGGTATTAGACTAAAAACAACCGCAGGAACAGGCACAGCAACATTAACAATGATCCAAGCAGGTGGAGGAGGTCTAGCATGAGTATTTCAAATAACATTGATGGGTCTGCTGGTGGTAGCGGTCAGTTACTTGACTTCTTATCATTAGTTACAAATCCAAAAATATATGAAGCAAAAATAAAAGCATTACAAGAAGTTACAGCTGAGCATCAAAAGTTTGTAGAATTAGTAGCACCAGCTACTGAGATTATGGATTTAAGAGAAAAAGTTAAAGCTGAAAAAGCAGCAGTTAAAAATAAACTAGAAGAAGCTAATTTAAAATCAGAAACTTTAGTAAAAGAAGCTCAAAATAAAGCAGATGCAATTCTTGCAGATGCCCAAGCTAAAGCTGAATCACTAGTTAATGAAGCTAAAGCCGCCGCTGACGATGCAAAACTAGCTCAATCTGAAGCTCGTAAAAGTGCTAACGAAGTTAAAAAAGCTAAATCAGACTACGATAATTTAAGCGTAAGTTTAAAAGATCAACAAACTGAATTAGCTAAAACGCAAGCTAAAGCCGAAGCAGTTAAAAAAGAAGCAGAAGCATTGCGAGCAGATTTAATAGAAAAGCATACAGCATTTATTAAGAGTCTGTAATGTCCGTAGCACCGCATGCAGGTGTCGTAGACTTTGGCACCTTCACGCCTCCAACTTTATCTTTAGACGGGATACAGGGAGAGGTTCCACAACCATTAATCGGTCAAGAGAATTATGTCTTAACTGGTAATGGTTGGTCTTCATTAGCTGCACTAGGTGCTTTGACTTATCAAGGCACTTGGGACGCTTCTACAAACACGCCTACACTGGTCTCAAGCGTAGGAGTTCAAGGATACTACTATGTAGTCTCTGTCGCAGGTTCAACTAATCTAAACGGTATCACAACATGGGATGTAGGCGATTGGGCTATATTCAATGGATCTGCTTGGCAAAAAATTGAAGGCGGATCAGCTGGTACATTTCAAACATTAACCGTTACAGGTCAAGCAGCTCTTAATACAATATCAGGAAACACATCAATTGCAGATACATCTACTGTAGGTAAGTTTGGTGTAAAACTTGCTCCAAGTTTTGGACCAGGTGGTTCATGGGATTCTAGAGTAGCATTATTTGGTAATGTTAATTTAGCTACAGGAGCAGGTTCAGGTGCTTTAGGACTATCTTTTGATACAGCAGCTGGATCTAGTTTAATGTCTATTGCACCAGGTTCATCTTGGTATAATATTCAATATCTTGGAAATGTACATAGATTTTTTGGATTAGGATCTGAGCAATTTAGAATTGCAGCAACATCTTCTACTGTAAACTATGTTCAAGTAACAGGTGCGGCTACAGGTGGTAGTCCTACGATTTCTGCACAAGGTTCAGATACTGATATAAACATTACTTTAACTTCAAAAGGTGCAGGAGCTGTAAGATTTCAAACAGCTGGAACTATTAGAGCAACTGTTGATTCAGGCGGTGCAACTAATTTAGGTATCTCTGCTTCAGGTGGAGTTGCTTTAAAAGTACCCGCTACAGGAAGCCAAGTAAATTTCTTTCAAATGGTTGGTGCTGCAACAACTACAACACCTGTTATTAGCACTTTAGGTTCAGATACTAATGTAGCGTTAGCAATTCAATCCAAAGGCACTGGAGCAATTGATTTAGCCGCTGGTTCTTCAGGTGTAAATATAAGTAATGGTGGCACTGTTACAAATTACACTAGGTCAGCTACAGGTTCAGGATACACAAGTATCCCAACAACAACAATATCAGCTCCTACAACCGCAGGTGGTGTTCAAGCTACTGCATTTTCTGTTATTCAAAATAGTGCCGCAACTATTGCCAATGGAGGTACAGGTTATACTGTAGGCAATGTGCTTACAATGGTAGGCGGTACAATACAATCAGGTTCAGCAGGTACATTTACAGTATCAGCAGTTTCAGCAGGTGTAATTACGGCAGTAACTGTCCTTAATTTTGGTCAATACAATGCTATACCAACAAATCCCGTAACTGTAACTGGCGGTTCAGGAAGCGGTGCAACACTAAATGTATCTTATATTTATGGATATTCTGTAAGTATAAATGCAGGTTCAGGTTATGTAGAGCAACCTACGGTAACAATTACAGGTGGAGGAGGATCAGGAGCAGCTGCTTATGCTACCGTTGGCAGTGGAACAATAGTAAGAAGCATTGGCTCTACAATGTCTATACATACACCAGGGGGTGAACAAGCTAGATTTGGTGATACTTTTGCGGGTGGAACAGCAGTAAACTATTGGTCATTACAAGGAAGAAGTGTAGGAGCGCAACCTGCATTTAGTGTAGTAGGCTCGGATACAAATATTTCTGCTCAATACAACACAAAAGGTTCAGGTACATTTTTATTTTATACGAATAGTGGGGCACAATTACAAGCGACAATAGCCCACACCGCTTCTGCTGTAAACTATGTTCAAGTAACAGGTAATACTACAAATAATAACCCTACAATTTCTGCACAAGGCTCTGATGCAAACCCTAGTCTATGGCTGACAGCAAAAGGTTCAGGTCAAGTAGTGTCAAGGTCTTGGTTTACTGCAGCACAAGCATCAGCAAATTATTGGCAAATGGCAGGTGCAGGTGCAGGAACAGCACCTATAATTTCAACATTAGGTTCAGATACTAATATACCAATAGCACTTCAACCTAAAGGCACAGGTGCTATAGACCTAGCCGCAGGTAGTAGCGGTGTAAATATAAGTAATGGTAATACAGTAACAGCTATTACTAGAACAGCAGCAGGGAATAATTACACTTCACCACCAACTATAGCCATATCAGCACCAACCACAGCAGGCGGAGTTCAAGCTACAGCTACTTGCCAACTTGGATTAGTTAATATTACTATTACAAGTGGTGGTACAGGATATACTTTAGGAGATGTTTTAACTGTAGTAGGCGGCACTTTTACTATCCAACAAACATTTACAGTTACAGGTGTGTCAAGTGGAGTAATTACTTTAGTATCAGGAAATGGTGCTAGTTATTCAGTTTTACCATCAAACCCCGTTACCTTAACAGGTGGAACAGGCACAGGAGCGTCATTTACTATTACATGGGGATTAGCTGCAAATAGCATATTTACAATTACCGCAGCAGGTTCAGGCTACATAGAACAACCTACAGTCACCTTTAGTGGTGGTGGTGGATCAGGGGCTGCAGCTTATGCTACTGTTGGAACTACTACTGTAGTAAGAAGTTTGGGTGCTACAATGCAATTCCAAACACCAGGCGGAATTCAATTCGCTGTATCAGATAGCTCAGCTACTTCAGGGGCATATTGGCAAGCAGTGGGCGGTAATGCAACCGCAGACTTAAGAACTGCAGGAGCTGGTGTTATAGCTGGAGCAATATCTACACAAACAGCTGTCCCCATTTTGTTTAGAACAGCATTTTTAGAACAGTTCCGAGTAGCTCACACAGCAGCAGCAGTTAATTATTTTCAAGTACAAGGTTCAGCAACGGGAAATGCTACAGGGCCTATCATGTCTATGCAAGGATCTGATACCAATATATCAACACAAATACAAGGTAAAGGCACAGGTAGTGTAGCTGTATTAACCCCAACTTCTCTTGGCGGTACCGTAGGTAATACTGCTGAACTATTTTCAGCTAAAGGATTTAATACAAATCAGGCTATATTAAGGGCAAGCCAATTTAGACACTCTACAGGAACTGATTGGACAACAGCAAGCTTACGTTTAGGTCAGCGTATTGATGCAACTGATATGTCTTTTATTGAGTACAACCCAGTAGGATTTGCTCAAGGTATTGCTATACAAGCCGCAAACAATCAACCCATTAATTTTAGAACAAATGGTGAGCAATTTAGAGTTGCACCAACCACTACTGCCGTAAATTATCAAGTGATGTCTGGCAGTGCTGCTAACAATTCAGTTCAGTATTATTCTGCAGGATCTGATACTAATATATCTATGGCAATCCAACCCAAAGGAACTGGAGCAATTAATTTAGCTGCAGGGTCTAGAGCAGTGAATATAAGTAATGGTAGCACTGTTACAAATATTAGTAGGACGGCACAAGGCTCTGGATATACAACACTAACAGGTCTTATTTGGACTGCTTCAGCACCTACAACGACTGGCGGCTCTACTGCAACAGGAACAGTAACAAGTCTTGGCGGTGTAAGCGCAACACTTGTAAATGGGGGCACAGGATACACAGCAGGTGATGTTTTAACTGTTGTAGGCGGAACATTCTCAAGTACATCATCTATTAGAGTTGATACTGTATCAGGCGGGGTTATAACCGCAGCAACTTTGACTAATGGCGGAACTTATACAGTCATTCCAAGCAATCCAGCTTCAGTAACTGGCGGTTCAGGAACAGGAGCTACATTTAATGTAGCTTATGGTATTTTGGGTTTAGCTATTGGCGCAGCAGGTTCAGGTTATGTAGAACAACCTACAATTACATTTAGCGGTGGAGGTGGTAGTGGTGCTAGTGCGTTTGCAAGTGTGGGTGCTGTAACTACATTTAGGACACTACATACTGAAATGCAGTTTCATACAGCAGGTGGCGTAGGTTTTGAGGTGCAAACCTATGGTGCTGGAACAACAACAAGTAGATTTTGCACATTTGCAAGTTCAAGTGGTAATCCTGCAATTTTAGAATCTCGTGGAGCAGCTACAAATATAAGTGCAGCTTTTAGTTCAAAAGGAACAAGTGCATTACAATTTTATACAAATTCATTATCATTGGGATCAGGCGTAGAGCAATTCCGAGTATCTCATATAGCATCAGCAGTTAATTATGTTCAAGTAACAGGTGCGGCTACAGGCGGACTTCCTATTATTTCTGTGCAAGGTTCTGATGCTAATATACCTTTAGCAATAAACTCAAAAGGCACATCATCTATTAGACTTGGATTTAATAATACAGATTATCTTGCAATAAATACTGCAACTGCAGGAACTAACTATATACAATCATTAGGTGGCTCTGCTAATATTGATATTGGATTTATACCAAAAGGTACAGGTAATATTGTTGGTAATGTTAATAGTGGAAGTTTTACAATAGGTAGAGATTCAGCAAACAACGCAATTAAATTTACTGCTCCAAGTGGTAACCTTTATTTACAAACAACTGGTGGCGGAGTTATTTTATTTAATACAGGTGACGGTACCCCAAACCAGATGAGAGTAGCCCACACAGCATCAGCAGTTAATTATGTGCAGGTGACGGGAGCAACTACAAGTAATAGACCTAGAATTTCATTTGAAGGTTCTGATGGAAATATTGGTGGTTTATATGTAGCAAAAGGAAGCGGAGGACATTCATTCTGTTCAGACTCTAATGCCAGTGTTGTTCAGTTTGCAATTTCTAGAACTGCGTCTGCTGTAAACTATATACAGGTGACTGGCGGTGCTGCAGCGTCAGCTTGGCCTAATTTCTCTATTCAAGGCTCCGATACAAATATAGGCGTAGAATTAGCTACAAAAGGAACAGGGTCTTTTAGATTTAATACCGCAGGTGCAGTTCAGCAATTTAGAATTACTGATACTACTTCAGCTGTTAACTATTTACAAGCAACAGGCGGTATAACTGGAGCAGCTGCAACATTATCTGCTGGTGGAACAGACACTAATATAGATATCTCTTTTGTACCAAAAGGTACAGGTAGGGTAAAATACGGCACTCATACTGCAACAGCAGATGTTCCTATTACAGGATATATTGAAATTGTAGATTCAGGTGGTACAATACGTAAACTAGCAGTTATAACATAGGAGAACTAAATGCAATTAGAATTAACAAAAGAAGAAGTAGAATTTATTCAACAAGTACTAGGTGAATTACCTTCTAAAACAGGCGCTTTTTTAGTCATGAATACCATTGCTAGACAAGTACAAGAAACTAACAAATCAGAGGGCACAATCCCAAAGATTGAAATGGAGAAATAACATGGCAATTACATATACATGGTCAATACAAGCTTTACTGGTAGAAAACAATCCAGAACCAGATACAGCTGTGATGTCTAATTTTACAATCAGTGGCGTTGATGAAGATGGCCACACAGGAAGTGTCAGCTACTCAGTTCAATTACTTCCAGCAAATCCTGACGACTTTACTCCATATAATGAAGTTTCAGAAGCGCAAGCGATTGAATGGACAAAAGCTGCATTAGATGCAACGGGTCCTAACGAACAAGGTCTATACAGAACAGAAGCGATGGAAGGTGAAGTAGCAGATCAAATTGCTAACTCATATATACCTACCCCACAGCCAGCTCCATTGCCTTGGAACTCAGCCCCTACAACAGAAGAAGCTGAAGAAGAATAGTATGTATAACAGTAAAATGTTGTATAATACCGCAATAAAACTAGGTTTAGAATTAGGAGTTTGTAATGAGCACTGATCGCGAAGTTATAGAACACGGTGTAGAAATTAAACATATTCAGACGGACGTGGACACCCTTATGGAAGATATGGAACAATTAAAGGCCCGTCTTGATGGTATTGAGAAAACTCTTGAAGAAATCAAAGGTGGATGGAAAGTATTTATTATGATCGCTACCTTCTTCTCTGGTGTGGTAAGCTGGATGGTCACTCATTGGTTAGGAAAATAATATGCCTAGTGTATCTAAGAAGCAACATAATTTAATGGCAGCTGTGGCTAAGAACCCTAGTTTTGCTAAGAAGGTGGGTATAAAACAAAGTGTCGGCAAAGAGTTTCTACAAGCTGACAAAGGCAAAAAGTTTAGTAAAGGCGGCGTTTCTTTAGCAGTGGGACGTGGTGAGAAATTACCTGTATCTCAAGGCGCTGGACTTACTGCAAAGGGTAGAGCTAAGTATAACAGAGAAACAGGGTCGAACTTAAAGGCCCCTCAACCACAAGGTGGACCTCGTAAGAAGTCATTTTGTGCTAGAATGTCTGGAATGCCGGGCCCTATGAAAGATGAAAAAGGTCGTCCTACTCGTAAGGCGGCTTCACTTAAACGCTGGAACTGTAAATAAGGAGATAGTATGAAAAAAGATATGAAAATGGATATGAAAATGGATATGGCTCAAGATAAAAAAACGGCTAAAAAAGCTGTAGGCATGCCT